TGTGGTCCTGTTGGTCCAGCAGCACCGACCGCACCGGCTAAATTTACGTTCCAAAAATTGTATGTGCCTGAGCCACTGAAACCTATTGTAAAGAATTGTAAAAAGCCATTACTTGAATCGTAATAAGTTACGTCTGCATCTTGGTATATTGAGACTGTATTTGCAATTCGAATTGCTTGCCCGACAGAATAATTTAAACTCGTTCCAATTACTATTGAAGCTGTATTTCCATTTCCAAGAATTGTATATGATGTTGCACTAGTTGTTGAATATTTGTCGCCTGCTGCACCAGTGGGACCTGTTGGACCTGTGGCTCCAGTTGGTCCCTGTGGACCGGTTGGACCTGGAGTAAGAGAAATGTTATTTGCATAGTTAAAAGCAGCATTTGCTTGAGCATATGCAGAATTGATTATTGGGCTTAGAGTTTCATCGATTCTTATCGTATCTGTTGTTGAATTGCCAGATACGGAAATACCATTTGCACCAATAATATTTAAAATTTCTGTTGGTGTTGTTGGTACTAGAAGTGTTCCACTTACATTGAGTGTTTCATATAAATTTGGTGTGTAAATGGAATCGACGGTGTTGGTGTCCGTCTTGTAATAAAGTTTACCGTCAGCATAGTTAATTGCTAATTCACCATGTATAATCGAACCAGTATCAGGAATATTACCTGTTGCTGATGATCTCTTTATTTGAATTACTGTGTTTGACATTAAAAGTTACCTGCATCCTTGACAAGAGGTGTTTCTTTTATTTCAACGGCTTTTTTGACAGACTTCTTCACAGGAATAATTTTAACAGAATCATTTTTTAATGTTTCCACTTCTTCTGTTAATTTATTAATCGTATTTTCCTTTTCTTGTAATTCTTTGTTAAGCCTATCAATTTCACTTCTTGTTTTGATGAGTTCACTTTTAAAAGTATCAATGTGTTGCGCATTCTTTTTCAGTTCATTCGATTCAACTGCTGCAATATCTTTTTGTCTTCTTGCATCATTTAATTGATTTTTTAATTCAACAATTTCTTTCTCTTTCTGTTCAAGATTGTTTTTAAGTGTATTCTTACTTGAATCTACAACACTTTTAAACTCATTTAATTCATTTTCTAAAACATTTTTTTGAGCCAGTATTGTTATATTTTTTTGTATAGCCTCAGTTAATGTTGAATTAAGTAATTCTATATACGAATTTATAAATTTTTCTTGATTCATTTTCGAACCTCATCATTAATGTAAACATGATATTATTTAGAATGTTCCTCCATCTAGCCCACCAAATTTAACACCATCTGTTCTATATTGTAAAACTTGCCCGGCTGTTGGCGCATTTGTGACACCTAAAGTGCCTGATCCTGAACCAAATAAAACTGCATTTGCCGTTACAGAAGTTAACCCTGTGCCACCAAATGAAACTGGAAGTGCGAATGATTGCCCAAGAACTTGTGTTCCGTTTATGAAAAGTGAAGAAACATTCGCTGCACCATTTACATCAAGTGAATAATTGTGATTTGCGCCAGTGGTTTTGTTTATTGCCCATGTAGCATTGTTTGCTGGATTATTGCCTTGACGGCTAATGTAACCAACTATATTTGATGAAGACTCATAACCTAAATGAAAGTATATTGAACCTATCGTTTGGTTTAATGTGTTGGATACAGCAGTACCAATCCATAAGTTGCCTAGCCCTTGCCCAGTGTTGCCTGCAACAAACAAGTAACCGTCATTAGGTTTATGGAAACCATCATATGTGTAGGCGCCTCCGGCAATACCCATATCGATGTAACCTTTTGTGTCATCACCATTATCGGCTGTAGCAACCCAGTCGCCAGAACCCTCATTGTTTATATTTTGTATATTGTTTTGAATATATGCTATTGATGATCCAGTTGCTTGGTACAATGTATTAGGCAATGGTGTATAAGCAGAATAACCAACAGCAAATGTGGTGTTTGAGGTATCAAAAGCAAGTAACGAATTTGCATGAAATCTGTTGTTACCTGAATTGCCATCAGATATCATAATGTAATGTTTGCCAATCACTGGTGTGGCCGCATCAACTACGTTACCGTAATACGCAACGTTTGCTACGTTCGCAAGTTGTACGTTTGATGCAACGATCAACTGATTGGTAATAATTGTGCTATTTGCTGTCAGTGATGCAACATTTGTATGCCCAGAAACTTCTAATGTGCCTGCATGTAAACCATTTGTTACTGATGCAGCATTAAGTGTTGTTGTACCACCAATCGATTGCCCACCACCTGTGTCAACAATATCATAATTTGTTCCTATGGCATTATCAACTTGCCATCTATCTGTAGCCTCATTCCAAATAATTGCAGAATTATCTGCTGCACCACGATTGACTGTAATGTATGCATTGATTAATGGATAACCTGCTGCGTTTGCATTCAGTACAATGTCATTGTTTGAAACAAGAAGTGATTGTACATTCGTATAAGATGTTGTGCCTCTGACTACAAGATTTCCTGTAATACCAACATCTTGTACAAATGTTGCAGTTGTTTTGGTAAATGTTGCAACTGTTGTATTATTTGCAACAACAATAACTTGCCCACCACCGACTGCGGAATTTACATGAACATTAGAATAACCATTTGTACCAATAGGTGCACCATCATAAATTGTATTTGATGACAGTGCATTGATTCTGGAATCTAGATAATTTTTATTGACAACATCTGTAGACTGTGATGCATTGTCTGCAACAGAAACCATTTTGAACGCAACATTGCCGGCATTATCACGGCGAACAAGAGTGTTGCCCGTATTGGATGCAGTCGCATTATCAATTAGATCAACATAATATTTACCGCCAATTGTAATAACAGAATTATCAGTATTACCAATGAAAAGTCTTTGTGATACGTATGAATACGCCTGTTCACCTGGCTCTAAAGTGGTAGGATATGCAGTAGTGTTCGAACGTAAAATCTGAATGATTGTATTGGTTGCTCCAGCCATTTTAGAATGTGCCTCCGTTTAGTCTTGGTATATCTTGCACGACAAATTCTTGATTAGTTTCGTCGTAGGTTAAAACTCCACGCCCTGTCAAATTATTTGAAATTTCCAAGTCAGAAGCATCTTTAATAGTATACTCGGCTGGATTTGGTAAATATTGAATTGATTGTACTCTAACAGAAGGAGTGCTATTTACCTTTACACTCACTGTACCTATTGTTTGTGACATTATAGCATTCCTGGTAATTTAGTAACTTGTGGGCTTACATTAACTATACCCTCCAATACTCGAATTCTTCCCACATTTGAGGTAATGTAAACATCATATACATATCTGCCAGGATATATGTTAGCAGTGTTTGCCGAATTTAAAGACAATGTAATTACACCTGCTGAAGGTACCGCCCCGGTTGAAACGGTAAACGTAGCAGCAGCGTTCGATGAGTAATATGACTTTCTCATTTGTGAAGATGCTGTATAATTTACTAAATTGAATGCAACACCACTCACATCATCAAGAGTAATTGATGTGTTAAAGTCTGCTCCTTGCTCAAGAAATAATTCAGAATAACCTGCTGGCATAAATTTTCCTTTCTAGTCGGTATATTTAGTAAAGCAGGTTATTTCCTTTTTAGTTCTTCTATCTCCGATTTAACGATTTCTAGTTCGGCTGAAAGTTCATTAATAGCATTTACAAGAATTGGTATGATGTATTCTGCCGTTAGCCCAAGTTTTTCTGGATTATCATTTCCTACTAGAACAGGTTCATCACCTTCAAGTTCAAGGATTTCTTGAGCAGAGAAACCGTAACGTTTCTTTTCATCAGTAAGTTGACCAGTCTCACGGTCTTTGAAACTGAATATGATAGGATTAACTTGATTCAAGAATCCTTTACCGTGAGGTACTTTACCAAATATGCACTTATCACGAATATCAGAAACGGCTGTCCATGCAACTTGTATTTGCGCGCATGTATGAGAGCTATTCCCCATAATAATACGATCTGATTCAGTTGTTATGTTCGCAAGCCCATTAAGGCCTGAGCCACTGTAACAACCTACGAAAATATTATTACAACCTCTTGTATTGCTGGCACCCGCAGCTCGACCTATGAAGGTATTGTTGCAACCAGTGGTGTTTACAAGACCGGCATATACACCAATAAATAAGTTACAGTTGCCAAATGTGTTGTCTCTACCGGCAAGATTGCCAATAGCGATGTTTCTGCATCCAGTGGTGTTGCCGCAACCGGCATAGCCGCCAATGAAGACATTATACCCAGCAGTTGTGTTATTAAATCCAGCACATCGACCAATGAAGATGTTGTCCGCCGCGGTGGTATTAAAGTTACCGGCGTTTGAACCAAGGAAGACGTTATTGCTTCCACTGGTATTAGACTTACCCGCTCCGCTTCCAATGATATTATTACCGCTCCCTGTACCATTGCAGCGACCAGCTTGAGATCCAATTAAGACGTTATTGCTTCCACCGGTGTTTAAACAACCAGTATAAGTTCCAAAAAAGATGTTGGCACTACCCGTTTCGTTTTGTCTTCCAGAACATTTTCCAATGAAGACGTTATTGAATCCAGTGATGTTGCAAGCACCAGCGCATAATCCAATGAAGACGTTATCGGCTCCAGTGGTGTTGCAAGCACCAGCCTCTCGACCTACGAAAAAGTTTGATATTCCAAATGTTGTGCGGCGACCAGCAAGATCCCCAATAAATGTATTATGGCAACCTGTGGCTGTTAGATCGCAAACACTACCAATTACAACAAAATTTTTATTTGCATCTAAAGTACCTACTGGTCCTATTGGTCCTATTGGTCCTTGTGGACCTATTGGTCCTATTGGTCCAAGTGGTCCTATTGGTCCGATTGGTCCGATTGGTCCTTGTGGTCCAATTGGTCCGATTGGTCCTTGTGGTCCAATTGGTCCTATTGGTCCTTGTGGTCCGATTGGTCCGATTGGTCCTTGTGGTCCGATTGGTCCGATTGGTCCTTGTGGTCCAATTGGTCCGATTGGTCCTTGTGGTCCGATTGGTCCTTGTGGACCGATTGGTCCAATTGGACCTTGTGGTCCTATAGGTCCTATTGGTCCTTGTGGACCGATTGGTCCTATTGGTCCTTGTGGTCCGATTGGTCCTTGTGGTCCAATTGGTCCGATTGGTCCTTGTGGTCCGATTGGTCCGATTGGTCCTTGTGGTCCGATTGGTCCTTGTGGTCCGATTGGTCCGATTGGTCCTTGTGGTCCAATTGGTCCGATTGGTCCTTGTGGTCCAATTGGTCCTATTGGTCCTTGTGGTCCGATTGGTCCTTGTGGTCCGATTGGTCCGATTGGTCCTTGTGGTCCGATTGGTCCGATTGGTCCTTGTGGTCCAATTGGTCCGATTGGTCCTTGTGGTCCGATTGGTCCTTGTGGACCGATTGGTCCTATTGGTCCTTGTGGACCGATTGGTCCGATTGGTCCTTGTGGTCCGATTGGTCCTTGTGGTCCAATTGGTCCGATTGGTCCTTGTGGTCCAATTGGTCCGATTGGTCCTTGTGGTCCAATATTACCTGCTCTACTAAATTGAACCATAACAAGATCAGAAGCAGCGAATGTTCCTGCACTTGAAACATGTGACAATGCAACTTTATAATAACCTGATGCTGCTGTTGAACCTGTCACGGCGAAGACTGCGTATTTTGTTGTTGACGCACCAAATACGGAGAATCTTAGATGCCCTTTTGTAACTCCATTTGAGTCTGCATATGCTGCAAGAATACCTGTGATACTATTTCCATAAGTGTCCAAGTTATCCATGTATGCAAAAGTTGCCGAACTAATAGTGGCATTGTTGAACTTAAAGTTACCGTTGCCTGGATCAGAATCATCAACTGCTGTCACAAAATTCTGAGCAACAACTACTGCTGCACCAGAATTTAGAACATTTGATGTAACAGAAGAATTAACTGCAAGTCTTAAAGTATTAACCGCTGCTGCTGTTGGTGCTAAAGTGGTGCTTGTACTTGTTGTCGTATCATTAAGTTGTACGATACCCGCATTCGTTGTGTTTGCAGTATATTTTTCAGTAACAATATTATGATATACACTGAAATCGGCGCCTGCAACATCTCTTATTTGCCATGTATTGGATGCATTATCCCATCTAATCTCAGCATTTGCTCTTGGACCAGTTGGACCTGTTGCGCCCGTAGCTCTTTCGCCCCTATTAATCATGAAATATGCTTTATCAGATTGAGCGAGAGGAGATGAAGTTCTAAGAACTATTGTATTAGAATCATTAACTGTTGTTCCGGTAACTATAAAATTACCTGATACTGTTAACCCGCCTGCTCCAATCGACGCTGATGCTGCTGTTATACCAGCATTCGATGTTATAGAACCCGCTATGACTTGAGTTACGGCTGATAATGTTCCAACATTAACTGTATTTGCATTGGCTATACCAACAATATTGGCTGAAGCGGCATTAATTGCATTGATAATGTTAGCGGAACCACCTGATAATATTGTATTTGCAGTAATTGTTTCACCAATAACTGTTGTTACGGCTGATAATGTTCCAACATTAACTGTATTTGCATTGGCTATACCAACAATATTGGCTGAAGCAGCATTAATTGCATTGATAATGTTAGCGGAACCACCACTTAGTGTTGTATTAGCGGTGATTGTACCACCAATTAAACTGGTGTTAGCAACAATATTTCCTGCTTGTAACCTTGTTGCTTGTGCTTCTGTTGTTGTAATGTAACTATTGGAATTTAATGAAGTGACATAGTTAAATGAACGAGCTACTGTTGTTGAACCTATAGCAGTTGTATTTGTGCCAACAGGAAGTGTTCCTGGAGCAATCGAAAACATGATTGAATTGACACCGGTGTTAACAACAGCCCACACTCCATTTAATGGAGCTTGTGTGACAGCAGCGCCATTAATAAAAATTAATTCACCATTAGCCAACCCATGGTTTGTGGCAACTCCAGTTACAAAAGTTGTTCCATTTCCTGTATATGATGTGACCGTAACTGCATTATTTCTTGTTACAGAATAAAGAGAATTTGCAATGGTTAGATAACTATTGGCATTAATGCTTCCAGCCATTAAATTAGTGTTAGCAACTATGTTACCAATTCTGGCTGAACCAGCATCAATACCGTTTATAACATTAGCTGCACCAACATTAAGTTGTGTATTAGCAGTAATTGTTCCACCAATTACTCTTGTTACTGCACTTAATGTGCCAACGTTAACTGTATTGGCATTAGCTATACCAAAAATATTGGCTGAACCACCACTTAGTATTGTGTTAGCAGTAATTGTTCCACCAATAACTGTTGTTACGGCTGATAATGTTCCAACATTTCCGGTATTCGCATTCATTATAGTAACAATGTTGGCTGAATCACCACTTAGTATTGTGTTAGCAGTAATTGTTCCACCAATAACTGTTGTGACAGCACTTAATGTGCCAACATTTCCAGTATTTGCATTAGCTATACCAACAATATTGGCTGAAGCGGCATTAATTGCATTGATAATGTTAGCGGAACCACCTGATAATATTGTATTTGCAGTAATTGTTCCACCAATAACTGTTGTTACGGCTGATAATGTTCCAACATTACCTGTATTAGCATTCATCAAACCAACAATATTGGCTGATGCGGCATTAATTGCATTGATAATGTTAGCGGAACCACCACTTAGTGTTGTATTAGCGGTGATTGTACCAGCAACGACTGTTGTGACAGCACTTAATGTGCCTACATTAGCAGTATTAGCATTGGCTATGCCGACTATATTGGCTGATGCGGCATTAATTGCATTGATAATGTTAGCGGAACCACCACTTAGTGTTGTATTAGCGGTGATTGTACCAGCAACAACTGTTGTTACGGCTGATAGTGTGCCTACATTAGCGGTATTAGCATTCATCAAACCAACAATATTGGCTGATGCGGCATTAATTGCATTGATAATGTTAGCGGAACCACCACTTAGTGTTGTATTAGCGGTGATTGTACCAGCAACGACTGTTGTGACAGCACTTAATGTTCCAACATTACCTGTATTAGCATTCATCAAACCAACAATATTGGCTGATGCGGCATTAATTGCATTGATAATGTTAGCGGAACCACCACTTAGTGTTGTATTGGCAGTGATAGTGCCACCAATTAAACTTGTATTTGCTACAATGCTACCGATTCTAGCCGATGCGGCGTCAATACCGTTTATAACATTAGCTGCTCCAACATTAAGCTGTGTATTAGCGGTGATTGCACCACCAATCAATCCTGTGTTAGCGACAATGTTACCAATTCTAGCCAAAGCGGCGTCAATTCCATTTACAACATTAGCTGCACCAACATTAAGTTGTGTATTAGCGGTGATTGTACCACCAACTAAAGATGTATTTGCTACAATGTTACCAATTCTGGCTGAAGATGCATCCAGTCTATTCACAACGTTAGCATCACCAACATTTAATTGAGTATTAGCTGTTAATGTTCCACCAATCAAACTTGTATTTGCTATAATGTTACCAATTCTAGCGGAGCCAGCATCAATTCCATTAACAACGTTAGCGGCTCCAACGTTTAATTGCGTATTGGCAGTGATTGTACCGCCTACTAAAGATGTATTTGCTATAATGTTACCAATTCTAGCGGAGCCAGCATCAATTCCATTAACAACGTTAGCGGCTCCAACATTAAGCTGTGTATTAGCCGTTAATGTTCCTCCGATTAAACTAGTGTTAGCAACAATGTTACCAATTCTAGCGGAGCCAGCATCAATTCCATTAACAACGTTAGCGGCTCCAACATTAAGCTGTGTATTAGCGGTGATTGCACCACCAATCAATCCTGTGTTAGCGACAATGTTACCAATTCTAGCCAAAGCGGCGTCAATTCCATTTACAACATTAGCTGCACCAACATTAAGTTGTGTATTAGCGGTGATAGCACCAGAAAAAATACTTGTTGCATAAACACTAGGCGCAGTAATGTAAGAATTAGCATTAACACCTAAGACTCTAGCATTACCAGAAACAGTAATTGTATTAGACAGTGCAACGTTTCCAACCAAAACTGTATTGTTTCCAACGTAGAGTGCGGGACCCTGATTATCATTACCTAATCCCGACCCAATAATTTGAAGGTTTGCAATGTTTGCAACGCCATCAATTCTCAAACCTAAAGCTGTAGTGTTCGAAGCTCTAATTGAACCCTGTGTAACTGTTAAATTGTTTTGTATTGTTGCACTAGAACCCGTACCAGAAACTTGAAATGAACCTTGTACAATTGCATCATTAGCAACTTGTAAGCCCGTTCCAGAAGATTGTATGATAAGTGAACCGGAATCTTTTGTATAATTATTTGCAGCAAGATCATTTGTTTCTTTAAGAACACTATTGGTAGTTACGATCCAATCACCAAAAGTGTTCGCAAGCCCAAGCGGAGGAATTTGATTAGCCATTTGTTTCTTTACCTAATAATTGTATGATTAGATTTTTTAATTCTTTTACATCTTCTTTTACAGAAGTTAAATCATTTTTAAGGTTATTTATTTCTTCCTTTTGAGACTTCAATAATCTAGCTTTTTCATAATATTCGTGCTTAGCCTTTTGATCATTGTTGATCAGTGCCATAGAGTTTGTATCACGTAAATAATTACCATCTTTTATATTTACAAACATATATTAAGCACCAGAAGGAAGAGCTAATACCCTTAAATCATGGAGCACAGGGGTTCTTGTTGAATCCGAAGTTGCAAGAACTATTTTAATTGCAAACTGACTGAAATTGTTGTATGTAATACCACTTGTACTTGTATAACTTATAAAATTATCAGGCACACCACCTGAACCTGGTGCGGAAACATATTCTCTCAGATCATCACGATTCAAGGAGAATGAATTAGAACCAGCATTTATTTCTGTCATTAATTGCCAATTTTGATCATCAAATTTTTGAGTATCACTTCTATTCAATATCTTATAGTAGACCAATATCTTAGAACCAACAGGTTTATAAGCAGTATAGTACACTCTTAGATCACCCGAATCATTTTCTGGAGTTAGAACAACATTCTTTGTTATATATCTAGCTAAACCGTTACCACCCTGCGATGAGGTTTCACCTGCTACTGAAGCAGTAGCAAGATAACCACCTCCGTTTGCTGCGATAGTAATAGTTGGTGTGGTAATATAACCAGAACCACCACTTGTTACATTAATTTTATCAACAATATAATTACCGGACCCTATCGGTGAAAGATTTGCTGTCGCATATGCTTGTGTTCCATCTGATGCGGTTGGGGCAGAAATTGTAACCGCTGGCGCAGTGGTATATATGGCTGTAACTCCAGCAACATTACCGCTTGTTACCGTAATATCAGTATTAGAAATGTTCATGTCGTTAACAACATTTTTTACAACATATAATGAAAGCCCATCATCTGATATTACTGGAGAAACATACTTGTCTGTTGTAGTAAGTGATGCTGTTAAAATAAACGAAGTGTTTGAATTTGAATCTAATACTCTAGTTCCTTTTCCATCATCAAGATAGATTTGATCTATCATTGTTGTTGCAAATTTACCAGGCTCAACGACCTTTGTTGAATCTGATGAATAAGAAGAGTATAAAGATGGTGTGTAAGTATAGGAAATACTTGTATCGGTAGGTTCAAAGTCTACAGTAGTTATATTAAGCGCATCATATTCCACATCTTTGCGAAGGAAAATACCATTAACAGCAGATACAGTATTTGCATTATCCAAATATTGTAAATCAACATCAACCATTTTTCTCATAGGAATTTTTTTAGGTACAATAAATTGAATTGTAGGTTGAGCAGCAATATCAAAAATACAGTTTTCAACTGTGAACATTAGATTTTTTGTTTGATCCGCCGTCCATGTAATACCATTTTGCGATTCAAATAATGCACCAATATATGGTGAACCACCTATTTTTGTAATAGTTGAAGGTGTGGGATCAGTTGGCAATGCTTTTACTGTTGAAGGTAAAGCCTCACCATTTTGTGTTGCTAGCCATACTACATAATCGGGGCTTGTTGTCTGAAGAACAAATGCGTATAGATTACCTGATCTTATGTAAACAGGCGATTCAAATTCAAATTCAGTAGCAGTGTTTGCATTCAAATAATGTGGTGTATCAGAGGTATTAATTTCTTGAACTGTTTTAACAATAAGAGAATTGTCTAACACTTGCCCACTAGGATATCCATTAAGTGTGTCAACGATAAACATCCTAACTGGAACTGCCGATGATTGAGATGGCTTACTCTTAAAGAAAACTTTTATAGATTTTAAGAAAGCTCCATTTGGATACGTATCGTTATCAATCATAAATGTTTGTGCTATTGGATCAACAGTGTATGAATATTGATCAATAAGGATATTATTTCTTTGTTCAATTGATGAAAATACTGTACTTTTTGCGGCAGCTTGTATTGTACCACCAAAATTTAAACTCTGACTTTTTGTAGATAAAGAAGATGCCGTAAAAATGGCTTGCGCAAAGGTTGTTGCTGTATCAGGATCATCATCTGTTGTTCTGTTGTCTATTCTTACAACTCTGTCACCAGTTCTAAATGTAGAGTTTGGCAATTGTAAAATTGCAGCAAAGTTTCCATTTTCATCTGTTGATAATCTTGGAGCTGCTGCTGATGAAAATGCCTGTGTCATTAAATAAGTTGTACCGTTAATGGAATATAATGATGTGATATCACTACCATTATTAATACCTAATGAAACATTGACTGAAGTTGATAATGTTGCAACTTTAGTTGTGCCATTATATGCACTAATAACTGCTGTATAAGTTTCAGTTACTAATTCATAACGAGTTGTTGTTGTATCTTCTTCATACGTCCACCAACAAGATTCTTCACCAACGCATACTACTATCCAACCTCGCCCAGCCACAGTTGTTGTAATTGCGGTTTGTTTATATGTTGTGAATCGAATGGTTGATCCATTATAAAAATTATTTGTTGCAGATGCAGTTGCTTGTAAAGTAATGGAAGTTACACCACTTGCATATTGCCCTCCACCATCGAAGCTTGTTGATGAACCACCTGTGTAAGTTTGCATCTTACCGCTTAATGAAATTAATTGTGCGGCTGCACTCGTATATGATCCTGATGCAGTAAAACCACTATAGGTACCATTTTGATCGAATCTCGCATTTTGTAAAGTATTTGTTGCGCTATAAGAAGTTGTTGACTTATCTGAGGAAACGTATAATCTTACAGTCGTAGAAGATGTTTTTGTTACTGTGACAATACGCCCTGTCGGATAAAATGTACCACCTGTAAAGTAACCTATAGTTTCACCTTCTTCAAAAGTTCCAGTGACATTAGTAAGATTGATAATATTAGGTTGAATTAGATACTGATCAACTTTTTGTTCATCGAAATAGACGGACACAGGTGTATTAATTTTTAAGCCCTTGCCTCTCAATATTAAATTTTGAGACCTGATATATGGTTGAATAGAAACATCTGTAATAAAATTACCATTGATTGAATTAACTTGGTCATAATAACCTGTTAACGTACTTCTCTGTTGATCTTGGTATGTCTGAACTGTTACTGTTCGACCTGATGATGTGGTGCTTGTATATGTTGTACCTGATACACCTTGCCAATCGGACGCAGATAATTTATTTAAAGTTGTGCCTTGTTGATATAAGGTGGCTCCTGGTAAAACAATTAGAACATCTGGATCCTTTCCTGCCGAAACCCACATATCCATCGGAGGATTAATATTTAATACACCCTCACTAATTGCGACTGCAAAAGGATTTAAACTTACCGTACTGCTTGCAAGTTTTTGTATAACTAAATTTGCACTCGTATATGGCAAAGTAAATACAGATGACGCACCTCCAGTTTTACTATGATATCTATAACTTAGATTGCTCTGTGCGCTAGTTGATAAGTTGCCATATGAATTTAATATATCTTTTGAGACAAGAGGTACGTTTAACATCCATTCGGTTGAACTCATTGTTGTTAAACGTTTGTTAATTTTTGCATTATAATATTCACTGTCCGTAAATGCAGTGGAGAATCCTGTAAAATTATCTACAAGAATACCATTTTTAAATCTGTTTAGCCCATTAGAATCTGGCACTTGTAAGTCGGCTGCTTGTTTTTCAAGTAAACTTAATGAAGTATAATATTCAATATTGCTTACTCTAGATTGAAGCCCTGAAATATCCTGCATTCTCCAACGACGATGTTGAACTTTTACCATTGAAAGATTTGTTAGTTTACCAGTCTCCTCACCAGGTAAATATGATGTGTAAGGATCCAAAGTTAATTGAGCAAGGAGTAAACTTCCATCTGGTTGTAAAGGAAAGGTTGGTACATTAGATGGTTTTCCTGTTAGTAATTTAAATGTATTATCTTTAGTTAAAACAATGATATCGTTTCTTCCTAGATAATGTGAATAATCTGTTACAAAATCACCTCTATCAACTGGTATTAATGCTCCACCCGTTCCGGTTACTGAGGTTGAATATCTAAACTCTAATGCTGCTTGAGCATTTTTAGCTGAAAGCCTGAAATCTATACAATCTCTTAGTTCGTATGTCACACCTGCTTTACTTGTGTATGTTCCAATTTCAGAATAATTTTCTGGGCTGGTAGAATCACCACCATCACCTGCTCCCAAGTATGACTTCACGCTAAAGTAACCGTCACCTCCAGCATGTTGATAGTAATCAAGTAATACTAGTAACGCTCCTGATGGTTTAGGTGCACCAGTTCGAAGAGTAATAGATCCATGCCCATAGTAAGCATCATTTTGCCCATTGTCAAAACTATAATTGTTCGTAACATCATACGCGCTATTCGTTAACATTGCATCTGTTGGAGCAGTAGATCGTTCTCCCGTGTCAATTATTTTAACAATTCTTTTAACGTCTGAAATGTAAAGAGATTGTTTGTTGCCTGGTGTTACTATGTTTGCATTTGGAATATAAACTTGTGCTTCTGTCAAATCAACTCTTACACCACCAACATTTGTTCCAGTTAAATTTACACCTGTTGTATTTGCTTCAAAAAGATTTTTTATCTTTAATGCATCTGATGTTCCTGCATCATTTATAATAGTTCTCGCTAAGATAGTGCCACTAAATGTTGTACCACCTGCCGTAAGAGTTGCAATTTTTTTATTTGCATCTAATGATATTGTATTTGTGCTTGTAAAACTAATAACATCACCAACACTAAAAGAACCTCCAGCAACAGTCACAACAACGAGCCAATTATCTTTTGCATCAGATGCGCTTTGAGTGCCTACAGTTCCAGCAAAAGTGAGATCAGATCCAGTTAAATTGAATGAAGCAACACCAGTTGCGAAGTTGACATTTCTGCTCATCTTCCAAGAATTATAACTCTCGTCATCTAAACCACTTACATAATTAAATCCCACAGGGAATATAAGTTCTGGTGTTGTTGGGTTTGATATGACTGTGGGGAAATTAGATACGCCAGTGATAATACCATCTGTTTTACTTGATGGATCAATACCTGCGGTTGATTCTACTGCAAAGCCACTTGTTGTTGGCGCTGCCATCAGATCAAAATCACTTACAGCAAATCTAAAAGTTAAATTCGACGCAGTTGTTGGCAAAACACTAAACGCAGGGCTAACAGTAATAGTTTTTGTTGAACCGTTATATGAAACAACTTTACGTGAATCGCCTGCTGAAGGTCCAGAATCTATTGTGACTGTTGAATCGTAATAAGCATTTGCATGAGAGGTAAATTTGCCATTCTGATCAAATAATGTTATCGTACTAACAGTTGCCGATGCAGCATTTGTGCTGAGAGTGTTTGTTTGTATTTCAGACAAGTATGCCTTGTAAATATATGTTTGTGTGTTTGCATTGTCTGACGCATTTTCAAATTCTAAACCACGAAGTAAAGCAGAGCCAACTTTTGTTGAGTTGTATGTTGTTGTATTTGTAGTTACAATAGCTGAGTTAACATTAATTGCATGAAAATCTACAGAAATAACTTTGGTTACATCAAAAACCCCGTCTATGTTATTAACATAAACATAATTACCATAATCTGTAGTAATTCTTGCATTATTTAAAGTCTCTGTTGTTCTTGCTCTAGAGGTTTCTAGAGTTGTATCCAGATAAGATTCTACTCTGTAGCCTTTTACGTATGCAACACCTGCTCCAACTTGAACCTGATAGGTGCTACTGTTGCTCGTGTTAGCTTTTGGTGTTAATTTGAAGTCGCTGACAATGAAATCACCATTGGTATCATAGGTACGTTTTGCAAAATAATCATCAATCGTTGCATAAACTGTTCCATTAACAAGTCTTTGTATAATACCATTTGTAATTCTTACAAGCTCAATGAAATTACTGTCGTTAGAATCAGTAATTTCTTTTGTTGTCAGACTTAATTTAATTGTATAGCGATCTGCACCGGGAGCTTGGTAATTAGTTGCACCTACGGCTGGATCTAACAATGAAGAATCACTAATGTAATCAGAAATGTATTCTGAAATATCTAAGCCAACTCTTTTTGTTGGAGTATTGGAATATTTTTGAACAACAATTGTTTGAGGTTGAACCGAAACAAAATTACCTATAGAATATTTTGAATAGGTACCATCTTCGTTTTGTATGTCTGAAAAGGTATAGCCATTAATAATATAGAAAACACCCTCTGCTATAGATGCTGTTGTTGCAAAGCCAGTAAAATTAGAAGGAGCAATCTCTGCGCTAACTGAGGTTGTTGTGGTAATAATTACATCTGAGGCTGAGAATTGTCGCCCAGAAAGATACGTTACATACAAAGTAGGAGGATCGGCTGATGTGGCTTCTTCTATAGCAACAACTTTTGCAAATATGGTACCTGTTGAATCAGTAATAATTTGATTTAAAAAGTCCGCTGCAACAACGTCATTATCATTATAAGTTGAGTTTAGTTTTATATAGATTGAATTATTATTGACAGTTACTTGCCCACCAGTGACAGGAGTATTTTGTTTAAAAATATGGTTTGCAAATTTTGTTATCTGATCTTGTAGTATAGTCTGTGACTGTGTTAATTCTCTTGCTTGAACTGCACGACCAGGTTTAAAAAGAATTCTATGGTAATTCTTATTGGGATCGAAATCGTCGTAATAAGGATCAACGTTGAAGTTAAGCATTTCTGTCCTTTAATATCCTAAAACTAACTTGAAGAGTTCGGAACCATCTTCATTTCTTACTACAGGCTCTCTATTTTCCAAGTAAATTAAGTAACCTGAAAATGGTATAAATTCTGAAGTTTGTTGTTGCAAAACAACTCTTGCTGTTTGAGTTGTCTGCCCGTATAAAATTTGATTATTGTTTGCCGTTCCAAATGTATTTAGTAGCTTTAATGTGTTGGTAGTTGTATTAAAACTTAAAACCGTAGCAGTAAAGGTGGCACCGTCGATTGAGTTATTTGCAGTTTGATATACTATTTCATCTGGTGAATATTCTCCGAAACCTTGTGATACAGTAAAATTGGTTGATGTATCATAAAAATCAGAATTTGCAATGTCAACTGTTGTACCATAGTATGCAAAAGGATTTACAAGAACACCTACTTGTCTAAAATCTATATCAGTGGGTAATTTCCCGCTTTCACCTTTATTAAAAGTGGCTGTTAACATTACATTTCTTGCACCTAATTCTGATGCAGGATCATACCCATGCCCACCAGGTGGAGAAGTGTATGCAACAGCAGTGGCACCTGAGCCGATAGAAGAACTGATGATTACATTGGCATAATTATAATTTGAACCTGTGTTTGAAACGGCTACATCTATTAAATTGTTACCCGAAAATACTGCATTTGCAGAAGCAAATCTACCATCACCAGTTACGGTTACAGTGACAGTTGTATTTGTTGGATCATAACCTGAGCCTGCATTGGTCACATTAATAACATCAATACTTCCTGAACCTGCAAATGTACTGACTGGATTTGGTATATTTGTTCCAATTGGAACTGGCATCCAATCATCATCCATAAATTTAAGTTTGTTACCAGATGTTATGGTATACATGTACTTCCATTTGTAATCATCTGCGCCCTGAAATATTTGATTGGCATTAAATGTTCCCGGTTGGAAGTATGGTTCTACCGTAGATTGCCCACCATCGTTGTTCCACAAACACTTAAAGACTTGATCAAATCTATTTTTAATATAGAATTTTTTAACAAGAAAACCATTGTTGTCCAACTCAAACATATTTTGGTCATCACGATAATAGGAATATACTGTACCAGTTGCCCAATTTATTCTCTCTAAAACTAAAGATATGTTATTTGTCGTGACATGTTTAGCTGCGAACATGTTTTTAAAAACAGACTTCAAATATTTTTGATCTTGAGTGGGTGTTTGTGGTGAAGCCTCATTAGGCCATGGTAAAACTTTTGATAGAAAACAATATATTGAACCTACAACATCGCCTGTCACTGGTATCGTCGCCGTTGGAGCATAGTATATTGAACCAGTATTAAAACGCCCATTGTATATTGTTAGTAGCTGTGTCATTTTTATTTCCTATTATGCACTTTGAATGGCAACAAAAGTGTTTGCATTATCACCATCAATACTAAAGTAACGTAAGTAAGCTGAACTTGTTGAAGGTACCGTAACGGTTGTAGAATTTACCGTAGAATTTATTGCCATACAACCATGTGTAACTGTTCTATTTGAGCCAGAGGTATTTGTAATCCAAACTTCTACAACTTTACCATGTACATAATTGGAAAGCGTTATCGCGCAATCTGCTGCAATATTACATTTGATTAATGATGTTGTCGAAAAATTAATCGTAAATGCAGTTTGCGATCCCTCTAAAATTGTTGGAACATAAATGAAACCTTTGTTGGGTTGAACCGTACCATCAAATTGCACCGTCTCCGCATTGAAAGAAGCAATCTCGTGTACAGTGTTTGAACCATTTGCTATATTATAAAATAGAATTCTCGATCCACGAGCTGAATCAGTGTAATTTTCTGATGCAACAATATCAATACGCGCAACACCAAGAGGTGCAAATCCTGTTGTACCCCAACCGTTACCTGCAAAACGCATTAGAACGTCATTGTTCTGTGTTGCTGTCGGAGATACAACAGTACCACGAGCGGTTCTTCCTGCAACTATGCTATATGCTGAACCGTCTGTGCTAAAAGAATCAAAAATAATCCTTGAAGGAGTGTTTGCTTTTCCAGTAATATGTAACATTGTTCCTGCTTGAGAAACAGTTTGAACTGTTCCTGTTGCAGTGATTGTCATTGCTGATTCTGTTGCACCAAAATTTGAATTGGCTAATGTGAATGTACCGTTTACAAAACCATCACCTGAAATGTAAAAATCTCCTGCTGTGTATACGCCACCAGTATTTGCTATTGCGTTATTTGCTTTAGTAAAAGCAAGGTTTGCAAATGCATTTGTACTTGTAGCATTAGCCGTGATTCTGGTATTAATAACTGAATTCGCTGAATCAGCGTTAGCAGTGATCTCACCACGTAATGTCGCAACATTAGCCGAAATGTTTGTATTGATAACCGAATTGGCTGAAGCTGCATTGGCGGTAATCTCACCACGTAATGTTGCCACATTCGCAGTGATTCTGGTATTAATAACTGAATTCGCTGAATCAGCGTTAGCAGTAATTTCGCCACGCAATGTTGCCACATTCGCAGTGATTCTGGTATTAATAACTGAATTCGCTGAATCAGCGTTAGCAGTAATTCTACTATTGATAACTGCGTTTGCTGAAGCTGCATTTGAAGTCAAATAAGAATTTACATTAGAATAAAGTGTTGACAAAGTTATTTTTGCCGTAGTGTCTGAGTCTGTATCGACAACAACGAAAATTGTATTACTTTCATTTACATCAAGAGATGTAATTAGTGGTAATTCTGTTAATTTAACTGTTGACATTTTTTATCCTATGATAAGAGTGTCACCACTCTGCGTAATAAGTGTTTGCCCACCTTGTGTTACCAATTCAGAATCATAACTCTGACCAAGATAATTATAAATTAGAACATCTTCTGCTGCTACGGTTAAGTTTCTTCTTATCGATACATTGGCCGTATTTGATGAGAATGGTATTGTTGTGTTTGCAAAAATAACCCCATTCGCATAGCTAACATATGTAATATGCCCATAAAATTCACTGACACCATTTGAAACGAAAACATTGTCGCCAGCATATGCAATGTCCAATAATTTATTTTGATTGTTACTATATTCACCATTGTTAATTAAATCATATTGATTTGTGAATGATAATATATTTATTCTATTATTGGATACAGTAACGTTTGCTGTAGCAACATTTGCAAAAGATAAGAACACATTATCTTTAATAACAGCCGTACCACTTACATCATTGACAGAATATATTTCAGATATTACATTTGGTCCATTTTGTGAGGTTAAAGAAATTGTGGTTCCAACTGGCATTATATTGCTTAAATTTGCACCTGAAAGCCCGATAAATTTTATAATGTTATTACTTGGTTTATCAAATGATGCATAAAAATTGCCAGTTGTCCCTGCATTTCCTGTATAGTAATATAATGTATGTGTATTTGAATAATGTACTTCTTCTGATGTGTCTATTTTACTGTTAGCTTTAAGTAAATTAATTGGTATTACTTTTGTTCCTGATGGATGTAGTAGACTGTACAGTATTTCTTTGTATGCGCTGAACGATTTTTCTACAATTAATTGATATGAAAAACTATTATAGTCCTCATTTTCTAGAACTTGGAATGAACTTGGAAAGCCATCGTCATTTAAATATTGCCCTTGCCCGACAATCAGGCCGTTCAAGAATCTAGCTGTTGCTATTGCAGCACCATTACCATATGTTCGTATACCATTTTTGAAAATGTGTGAACCTGATGGATCAAATGTCTCATAACTGGTGACGAGATCCAAATATAAATTTGGTAATCCTTCTAATCTATCCGTCACTTTCAATTGTAAGTCTGTTTTGGTATTTGATGTATAATTATACACTCTCAAAATATATTTTGAATCTAAGGGATTACCATCCGATTCAAGAAGATTAATTGATGCCACGTTTGCTCTGAAAACGGATGACTGTAAAGATGAACCTTGATAAACAATTTCATCTGTTTTAACCAAGTCATTGATAGAAACATTTTTTACAACGATATCACGAACACGAAGCGATACGTTTGGTGCTGAAATATAATCTTCACCATAATTTTCAATGAAGAAGGAAGTAATTGCACCGATACCTCTTTCATCAGGTGTCCCTTCTAGAACTGCGCTATCACCTAATATACCAGAGATGGACAATTCGGCTCCACTACCGCTTGCTGGTGTACCGTCTGATTTTACAACTGAAAGAGTCGGTAAATTACTTTTTCTATAACCCAATCCACCTTTTGGATATGTTATCGTTTGTGAACTTGTGTTCGAATATGAATATTCTACCGATGTTATTGAACCTCCAACATTAACTGTGACATTTGCATTTGCACCAACACCCGTTCCACCGGTAAATACTATTTTATCTCCATTTGAATAACCAATTCCTGGTTTAATAATTTCTATTGGACCTAAAATACCCAGATTTCCTAATAATCCTTTTACTTTTAAATTTTGATTTGGTTCTGGATCAAGTGTATCATATAATGCAAACGCTTCAACTGTTGGTAGAGAAGTAAAACCTCCTCCACCATTGTTAACTTCTATCGTATCGATTGGATAAGTTTCTAGAGTTACAAAAGAAAGTGAGCTTGCTAAATTGGCATATAATGTTGCAACAGTATTTGCAGGTAAGAAAGCATAGTTAGTTACAGTTCCTTTGTAAGCAAGCCCAGTATTTGCTAAACCGGACCAAACACCAGTGAGTGTTGAATTTAAATTGTTTATGAAAAAATAATTTGAATTGGCTACAGTTACAGTATATGTACCATTCAAATTTAAGTTTGTATTTGATCCTACAATATTAAGAGTGTCACCCGTTGATAGACCTGTTGTACTGACAACATTACCTGTTATTATTGTTGCATTAGCAGAATAATCACGAATGATAAATTCAACAAGTGATGAACCTCCTATTCTTGTTGAACGCATATAATTACCTAACCAATCTGTAGGAATAAAATTAACATTTATTAGCCCAGCAGGATCTACAGTAGTAACATTTGCTATTGCACCTGAACCTCCACCACCAATAAATCTTATGTATGTGTTAGGGTCCTCCCTATAACCATAGCCACCATCAATCACATCAACTGCTCGTATAGAACCGGATGTAACTTCATTTACATATGCAATTGCCCCCACACCATCAGTAGAATTTAATCCACCATAAAAAATTACAGGATCCCCTGTTTTATAAAGTTGCCCTCGCTTTTGAGGATTAATATTAACCGATGAAATAGAACCTAATATTTTTGCTGTTAGTGTAGTTGAACCTGAGGTGCCCTCTGGTACTATTTTACTGTCTTTAAAATAAAGTGGGAGATTGTTTTGATCGACCACTGTTACCAATTCTCCCGATTCAAACAATCTTTGAATGTTTGATATGTAAAGTTCTATTCTATTTCCAACGTATAGCCCTCTTTCAATTGTTGCAAATGATTTCGATGTATTACCAAAGATTCTTAAATTATCCGTTGATAACCATTGCTCATCATTACTTGCAAGACGTAAACTTTTCGATACGTACCATTTACCATCTGAGGCTTTGAAAACCGCTTCTCTTGTCAAAAATATTTCTGAATCTGAATTATATAATGCTCTGAATAGAAATTCGTATGATGCGGGCGTACCCTTTTTGTTATATAATTCTTTTGCTATTTTTACCAGTTTTGCTTTATCTGATAATGCATCTTTTGGAAAATTAGGTAAAAAGTCATTGACATAGTAGTCAATAAATTTATTATATGTTTCTCCCGGATTTATAAAATCAATATTTCTATAGTTTAATAAGTTCTGTGAACCTCTAATCGCACCTTCTTTACCACTTGCAATATTGTATTCTTCCATCCATTCATAGTAAGCTTGAATGAATGCAACGAATGTTTGATAATTCGTTTCACTTCTGATAAATTCAGGTAGCTGTTCGGCTACCTTTAGCGATATTCTTTTTGCAAAATCTGTTGTCATTATTGTGTCGTAGAGTTAACTGTTACTGAAACTGATCCAGTATCAAATTCATCTAATGCAACTATTTTATTGTATGTAGAGGATATGATTGTGGAGTCTGGAACTACAGATAGTGTGAACTGCCCAAGAGGATCATCTATTTCTACAGGAGAAAAGTTGTTAAGTACGACCAATCCCGTATCGTAGTCTACGGTGCCTGCGCTAGGATTTAATATAACTTTCAAATTATTTGTATCATAATAATATGTTCGCAATGTTCCTAGTTTACCTTCTAATTCTGCAATAGCCGAAGCAAAACTACCAATTGTATCACCATCAGCCGGAGTAATTTTTACTATGGCTTCTGTATAACCACCACCGGGATTGGTTATTACAATATTTACCACTCTAGTTCCAGCTAATACTGCATATGCTGTTGCACCTTTACCATCACCTGTTATAGTTACAGAGGGTGTTTTTGTGTAGCCAAATCCTTGATTAACAATGCTTACAGATGCAACACCTCCCGTCAGTGTTGGAACTTCTTCAAAGAAAACATTTGATCTTGTTAAAGAGTTTGAAGTTGTATCACGAACGGTTATTCCAGGGTAAGATGTTATACCTGCGTTAAAATAATTTCTTTTTAATTTAAAACCAAAATTTAAAAAATATGTGGTAGAACTTGTCAGTGAAGGATAAATTTTCTTTTGTACTCTAACTGTTGTTTCATTTGTAATGATGGAAGGATTTACAGTTTGTATTGCTGTAGTCAATTCTGGTAATTTAAATGTAGAATTAAAAGTATTTAAAGTATTTTCACCAAAATTATAAATTGCCGTGATTACTTGATTCTTTAATTGCCCAGATGTTATAGTTGTTTTTCTTGGATCGTAGAGTATTTTTGTAGTTAAGAGAAGGTAATTATAATCGGGGTCAACGATGACTGGTGTTACGGTAAGAACACTGATTGGTTTAATTACTTCTTCAATCAATCTTTCTTTTTGAGTAGGTGTTAATGAGTATGCACCTGAAGGTTTTATTGCGCAAAATAATTGCCCATAGACCGGAGGATCATTTTCTTCCCCACCCCATACTGAAACGGAATCAATAGGTATTGAATTTGTATTGTTTTGAATTAAATAAATGTAATCTTCTTTTGTAACTGCTCTACCTTGTGCAGCATATGCTTTTGGTGCAGAATATTTAATTGATTCTATCGTTTCTCTTTCTGCCCCGTTGTACGCCGCTGTTATAGGTGTGACAACAGTATTTGAAAATCCACCTATACTCATTGTAACTGTAAAATTATTTGCACCTACTGATGATGTTCCATCAGTTGTTATGTAAGTAATATTTACGATATTATTATTGTTTAATTTTTTACCTAGTACATTATCACCAAAGTATATTTGATAGTTGCCATTCATACCTTCTTGCAAGAAGAAAACTTCACTCGTTGGTGTTAATTTAAAATAGTCTGTTGCTAAATTATATGTTGTTGAATATACATTTGATGTTGAAACTTGCACAGATACAGTCAATGTGCTTGTGTCTATATTTGTATCTGGTATTTCAAATATTTGTTGAGGGTTTGAAGATGCATCATAGGTATAACTATAAGAAGCCGAAACACCTTGATAGATTTCCAAATCATCATATTCAGCTTTATTTGATACAACATTCACCGTCATGGCGTCTTTTGTTAGAAAATTATAGTTTACACCATCGACTGAATCTGATATAAATGTTGTAAATTTTGGTAAAGTTAACGAGCCTGTATTTACTTCATTAACAGTTAATTTTACTACGGCTTTTGGTGCGACAGCAGAAGTTGGAGTGTAGTTCAACAATTTTGCCAAAGAAACTACTGAATTTCTTTGAACCGCTGAGTCTAAAAACATCTCATTTGCAACCATATTCAAATAATATGCATTGTATTGTGTATTATATGCAAGTAAATCTATTAGAATTGAAAGCGCAGATGAGTCAAAATCGTAATCTTGAAGAGTGTTCTGTTGCTTTAAAAAAGATTTTAAACTTGTTTTGATTGCACCAAAATCTAGATTGGTTATTTGTAAACCTGAGTTGGCAGATGCCATTATCTTGTCCTCTCAAGAATTAAATTTATCTGAGTCGGTTCTACATTATTACCTATGTAAAAAAGCAAACTGACACTATATGCGTTATTATCAATGTTTTCAACCACGGTGACCTGAGCTAGAGTAACCCTAGGTTCATATGTTCTAATCGTAGTCTCTATCTCCGTTTTTATTGTCGATGCAGTAGTGAAAGAAATAGGTTCAAAAAGCATTTGCTCAAGTCTAGAACCAATATTTGACTGAAAGGGTCTCTCATATTTTTTCGTTAACAGGAGGTACCTGACAGCCCTAATGACAGCCATTTCATCATAACTCAAAGCAATATCATTCTTACCAGGCGTTCTTCTGAACGCGAAGTCTATGTCCGAGTATCTTCTTTTAAGTGTCTGTGCCATTTTTATTATTTATCGTAGGAGTAAAATGACTTTTCGGAACTCGCAGACCAGCGCAAAAAATTTTTGGGCCGGAACGAGGATTTTCGAAATTCCTTAAATTGTTGTATTTGATGTGTTTGCAAGGTTGTTCTTTAATGTGTCCGTACCTACTACATTATTAATTAGATACAATTGAGTGTTTCCAAGATTATTAAATGAACTGACTTTCATCGTATCCAACACAATATTTGTAGCATTAGCAAAGAAATTCCAATCGGACACTCTCCTATATGCTATAAATGTGCTCAAAACATTAATTGAGTTGCTAATAGTTAAAATTTGTGTCTCACTCAGATAGCAATTTCCATTTGGTGCTACCGAATTATTTAGAAGCGTATTGGCACTGTTAACCACAATAACATTTGCATTTATTTCAGGACCAACAAATAAACTTGTCATACTTCCTAGAAGGGGTGTGGTATTTTGAATATTATCAGTTGCGCTGACAATTCTAAGTAAAAAATTACCAATTGATGATGCATTATCGAAACTTGGAATCGTATCAGTATTTGATGTTAAAAGTGTTACACCCGAAACGTTGTCTGTATGACTTTTAAACGCTTTTAGTTCAGTTTCCAACACACTCGACGAATATTTCAGAGTTGAATTACTACCATTAGAAAAATCAAATGGTTTTGTGTTTGCAAAATTTACTATAGAATTCGTAGTATTTGTTAAAATAATTAAATCATTTGCCAAAGGATTTTTGAAATAATTAGTTGTTTGAACATTACCATTTGCAATGTCTGATTGTTGCCATGAGCTTAGTTGTATTGGTGCTGCATTTAAATATGCTTTTGCTGGCGGGCTTAAATATTGCCCGTCACCGAATCTATTGGTGTCAAAATTAAAGCCGAGTTTTGCAAATATTCCAGACATTTTTGCCTCACATTAATGGTATAGGTGTTCCAGTTCTTGGATGTACATGCATATTGTACATCATTCTTATCAATTCCATTGATCCTCTCACATCTGTAACTATAAGCCCAGAAGTAAGTGGTGACCAAACACTGATCGCAGAGGTTATTGGTCCCAATGTTTCAACTCCAAGATTTGAAAATAATTTCATTCCTGCTGTGACATTTTGCACCGAAGAAATCGATTGTTTTGCAGTTATAGTGCCAGCAACATTTAAATCACTATTAATATTTACTGCAACAGGAGAGTATATATTAACTCCACCATCAATGGCTCCTGCAAATAAATTAATATCACCTCCACATCGAACATCTACATTTTTTTCTGCGCTAACTTCAACGTCACCTTTGTTTTTTATCCAAGATTTGCCATCTACTTGAGCATACGCATCACCTTTGACATGTAAAATAGAAGTTCCCTCTACGGTAATATTGCAAACTCCTTTAATCAGAACATTATTGTCTCCAGCAATTATTTCATAACTATCACCAACTATTTTGTGTATTTCTTGCCCATTTGATTGTATTTCTGTAAATGAACCAGTTCGATGTTGAATTCGAACTCTTTCTGCACCGGGAGTATCATCTAATTCTATTGAATGCCCAGATTCGGAACCGATAACTTTGTTTAGAGGTGGTTTTGAGTCCCAATCTGAAGCTGGTTCTGTCCAAGAAAAATCTGGCTCTGGTTTTGGATTTGTTTTTAAATAATCTTCTTCTTGTTTTCTAATGGATGTCATAATTAAGGTCTTCCGTATGATTTGGGATCTACTAATGATTTCGTTTCATTTATTGTTGTTTCTGATGCTGCTATAACATTTACAGCATCACCTACTGTTGCAACTGTATCTTGATAAAGCCCAATAACTTGTTGAGCAACTTCTGTTTGTGATGTGTCACCAACTGCTGAACCGACAGCGGATGCTACTGCTGCATACAATTCAGCCAAACATGCTTGCAATAAAGCTATTAATCTTGCAGGTAAACTTAAAATCCATGCTATCATTGCTCTTATAATTCTCAACACAACTATTATTTCATTTATAACTACGTTAACAATTTTAATAATCTCTCTGACTGTTTTTAAATATTGTCTTAAACATTTTATTGCAGACAATATTTGAGTTGCTATTGGGCTTGAAGCGGCCGCATTAGATGCACCCTCTAGAGCAGTTCTAATTGTTGTGAATATCTCCAAATTTTTAATAAACTCAATAGCTGCGCTAAGTCTAATTTCATTCGTTATATCACATACATGTGCTCTAGTATTATCGGAATATTCTACCATTGTGCCAGTATATGTATAACTTAATGCTGGTATCGTTGAAAAACCAATTCTTCTGGGATTTGTAGCAGGAGCAAAACTTGGGCTTACAGGTGTTGTATTCTTTACTTGATCTTCTGTTATGTTAGAGTTATATAATTTTGCTTGGTCTGTAAAAGCGCCACCATTTGATGTGTTTTGTGGTTGTACAATTCTAGGAAATATTCCAATCACAACTGGAGCTTGTTTTGACATTCCGTCAGTATAAAATCCAAATGCCCAATCACCCTCTCTTGCAGCGGAGGTACTGAAAGAACCATTTGGTGAACAAAGTGGTATTGCCCAAGGTAAATCTTTAGTTGGTATCTTATTCAGATCAGGAGTATGTGCATTAAAAATCCTCACCCTATATCTCATGCCACCAGTCAATTGGTCATCAAATCGATCTTCAATTACACCGATCCACCAAACAAAATTATCATGCCCGATTACATTTTCAAAATTTTCCGTATTCATATTTTAGCCTCTGATAGCATCTTCTAATTGTTTATATGTTCTGTAATTATTAACTGTTTTGTTGTATGTGTCTTTTACAACTTCAACCACAGTTTCATATTTTTGATTGCTATCTAAAATGTGACGCACAGCCGAAACCATATATTTTCCAGAATTGTATTCATCAAGCACACCTTTTGTTAAACCATCTCTTTCAGTTGATGGTAAAAAAACTTCGATAATCATTCCAACAGTTATATTAGGATCACCAGCAAGTGATAATTTAATTCTAGAATAATGTGAAAGCGGTAATTGTGCTGTTCTTTTTGGTAAATATTCTTCAATGTATATGTCGTTAGCAACTGAAGAAGGATTTATACCTTGTGCAAATTTTTGTCTTGAGTTACCAGTAGCAATTTTCAAAACGGATGAATATTCTTCATATACAGGTTTTCGTTTTCTATTTTTTATTTGTGGTGCAATTGAGTAATTGTTTAAGTTTTGAGACTTTTTTAAATAATCATTCAAATTGAAATCTGTTTGTCTCCAAGTTCCTGTCAGAGGATCAACAGAAATTAATTTATTTGCAAAAACACCTTTCGTTACACCGTATAAAGAATCAAAGGTATCTAAAAATACATACGATTTTATACCTGTTATATTTCTTTGTATTTCAGGATAATCTGTGCCTATATTTCTTGGAATGTATGAAAATTTATTATACGATTGCTGTTTAAAAATTGTTTGCAGAGAGAAGAAATTTACTCCGTCAGCATTTTCATAAAAGAGAAAATCGGCGCCTTCTTTTCCAATGGGTCTAGCATAATTTGACAACCATTTAATTGTTTCATATGGATTTTTATAGGGTATTACAAAATCATAAAGCCCATTTGTTTCCTGCACTCTGATGTATTCGGATTTTATTTGTAGTTCATTGAAAAGAATATCTGTGACGATATCACTGATTTTTTTACCGGGATAGGATTTACTTACTTTTAGTTGTTGTGATAAGAAAAATTCTTCTGTACAAAAATTTAGTGTGTATAATTCTGTGTCATAATTAACAATGCCTCTTTCACTCACTCTGTATATTCTAAAATATTTGTTAACAGAAACAAATTTATTTGAATTTCTTTGTGTTTTTCTAAAATTTACTTTGATGTATTCAAACCCTGACATGCCTAAGTTTGGTATCATTTTAATGGCATCTTTAATAAGAACACTGCCACTACAAAAGCCATTTACAATGTCTTCATAATATGATAATTCTACCATCATATTTTTAATATCTGTTACATCATTTGCAGTATACAGAAGTAATTCTTCCAGAATAAATTGGTCTGGATTTAAAACACCAGTGCCAACTGACTGTGGAGTAGGATTTTCTGCAATCTGATTACTTGCCATCTAATTAAGACCCCATAACATCTTTAAATACTCTTTCCATTTCATCGACATATGAATTGTTTAGTATTTTTATTTGTCTTCTGCTCTGATTTAAATCGGATTCATAATCAAAAATAGTAATTTGTTCTTTTGTGATATCTATTGTACAAGTGCCATCGGGAAGACTGAATGTTGTTGAAGATGGTGAAAGAGCATTGTACTGTGTTTGTGTGATAGATACTTTTACTACATTTTCATCACCTGATACTGAGTTTGTTGTAGTGATTATTTTTTCATATTTGTAAATTGTTGTATTTGTATATTCAAAAGGAGTTTGCCCTGCGTCTTCCGCTTCTGTTGCATATTTCGTATCAATGTACTGTAAAAACATTTGATCTGACAGAGGCCAGTCCCATAATGGGTCAAAAATTTCATTTGAAAGCAAAATAATCCAATAACGAAACGGGTCGCCATAATATTTTTCTGCAATTATTTCAGGAGTATCACCGTCTTGAATTGCATATTCATAAAAGAGCATTGGATTATTTTGTAATTGTTCAATTAATCTGGCTCTCGTTACCAAATTTGTAAGTAATATTGAATTACCATTTTCGTCTGGCGTTATTATTTTTGGTAGTGTATTGAAGTAAAACATTAGTAACCTTCAACAATTTTTGATTTATCGATGATTTGTATTTCTTGAAACTGCAATGTTAGTCTAGTTTGAACCGGTGCACCTTCATTATGTGTTGCCCAACCTGTTGGTGCATAATCAACGTTCACTGAAGTTAGAACAGACTCGGCTATTCTATTTACATTAGGATTTCTTGCTCCCTTGTACATAAAGTCAATTTCAAAAGTTTCAGGAACTTCAAAAAAAGGTGATCCTAGAGAGTTTGGTATGAATCCCCCATTAAGCCCTTCAATACCATAACCAGCTTCATTTTCGGGACCTGTATATTGGTTCCCCTTTGAGATTCTAGGTGCAGAATGAAACTTAAAAAGATGTATTATTTTTTTAATATCGTCTGCTTCTTTTTTGTTATACGGTGTTAAAAGAAAATCGAACTGAAATGTTCTAAATCCAACACCTCTAAACATTACCTGAAGTTGAGGGTTTATAGCTTTATTCACCCCTTGTAATGCCAAATCACCTAAATTTGACATTCCGACTTTATTTCCTAATGCATTCAATCCCATATATCTTAATGCAGGATCGGTTAAAATTTTATTTCCAAGGTTTGAAGCCGAACCTCCTCGCAAACCTTCTAAAGCAAAGTCTGTCAAAGATGCACCAGCCTGCGCAATAAAATAGGCTTTACCTAATGAATCAGTGATACTGATATCGTCATAAGTTGAATTATAGTTAACATTTAATGTGTCTGGAACATATAGGAAAATGCTTGTGATATATCTTTTTGATCCGTTTCCTGCAATGGCTGTTTTGGCCAGATTTGCAACAGAACCTCCAATTTTTTGTATACCTCCAGCCGCCGCTATTGCTGTGGCTCGACTTCTTTCCAATGGATCTGTTTCCGTACCTGCTGCCCGTTGAACGTTTGTTACAACCCCTCCACCAGTTTCTAAAACATTAGTTGTTGCATTCTGAACCATTTCAAGATTAACCGGAATTTTGGCATAAATGTCGAATTTTATCACATGATTTCTAGAAGGATTAGAACCCAAATCTCTTGGATACTTTAATCCTTGAATTTTGTATTTGTTTCCGTATAATGCCGCTAGAGGACCATTAGCGGCATCGGTTGGTATTGAGATACCAGCTATATTGGTCGGGATAGATATAGGCATAGTGTTTTCTTTTTTAAGAAGTGATGTATATATATTTATATGGCATACTCTGGCAGATTTTTACCAAAAAACCCTCAAAAATATAGAGGGGAACCTTCAAATATCATCTACCGCTCTAGTTGGGAGTGTCGGGTGATGAATTGGCTCGACCAAAATGAATCTATTTTAGAATGGGGTTCCGAAGAGTTTTCCATACCGTACCGATCACCAGTTGACAACAAAATACACCGTTATTTTCCAGATTTTTACGTGAAAGTTAAACAGAAAGATGATACAATTAAGGTCATGATATTGGAAATTAAGCCAGCAAAACAGACAAAACCTCCAGAAAAAAGAAAAAAGGTCACGAAACAATATATCAATGAAGTTGTGACTTGGGGTATAAATGAAGCGAAGTGGAAAGCCGCCACAGAATTTTGTTTAGATCGAGGTTGGGCTTTTAAAGTATTAACTGAACATGATTTAGGAATAAAATGATTAGACTACATGTATTGGCGGTGCCTCATACCGCATCAACAAAAGAATATACGGTTTGCGCATTCACTCAGAAAGTAATTAATTTCTGTAAAATGTTCAAAGAAGAAGGTATGCACGTGATTCACTATGGGCATGAAGACTCGCAGGTCGAATGTGATGAACATGTCACGGTAACCACACAAGCTCTACTTGAAAAAGTTTACGGAATTTATGATTGGAAAAATCAAGGATTAAAATATAATCAAGAAGATGAAGTTTTTAAGACTTTTAATGATAATTGTATTAAAGAAATAGCAAAAAGAAAACAACCTCACGATATTATTCTTTGTTTTTTTGGTATAGCACAAAAACCTGTTTGTGATGCGCATTCCGATCTTCTTTGTGTTGAACCAAGCATTGGTTATCCTTCCCAATTCGCACCTTACAAAGTATACGAATCGTATGCGGTGATGCATGGGTTACAAGGCCCAGAAAATGTTTCAACCGCAAACTATAAATTTTACGATGCGGTTATTCCTTCAGGATTCGATCTATCCGAGTTCGATTTTAAAGATTGGTCTGGTAAACAAGATTATTTTCTAATGTGTGGTAGAATGGTGTGGTCAAAAGGAGTTGATATTGCTGCACAAGTGACAGAAAAAATAGGTAAAAAACTAATACTTGCTGGTACAACACATGGCCCTAGTGATTGTAATTTAGGAAATGAATGGCCGAAACATGTTAAGTATGTCGGCTATGCTGACATAGAAACACGCAAAAAACTCATGTCTGAAGCTATGGGTCTATTTTGCCCGACAATTTACAACGAACCTTTTGGCTATGTGGCAATCGAAGCAATGCTTTCCGGAACTCCAGTGATCACTGTCGATTGGGGTGCTTTCACAGAAACCGTACAACACGGTGTCACAGGTTATCGCTGTAGAACTTTCGAGCAATTTTTGTGGGCAGCCAAAAATATCACAACAATTTCTCCTCATGCATGTCGTGAATGGGCAGCCGAAAATTATAATTTCAAGAAAATTGGCAAAATGTATCGTGAGTATTTTGAATCAATTATTAACGTATCAAAAGGTACAGGCTGGTACACTGAAAGGCCTGAAAGAACAGAACTGGAATGGCTCACAAAAAAACAACCAAAAAATCCAAAAACATTCAAAGAAGTTTTGACATGGTATAATGAAATTAAAGATGGGAAATTAAAATTTCTTCAAATCGGTGCCATGGATGGAGTCAGCCATGATGATTTGAATTCTTACATCATGTGTTTCGATTGGGAAGGTGTTCTAGTAGAACCTCTGCCTGATATGTTTGAAAAGCTTGTCGATAATTACAGTCAGAAATATGGGCTTGATTTTGAATGTGCCGCTATTACGGAACAAGATGGTGAAGATTATATTCACCGAGTACCACCGGGAACAGAAGGTGCACCAGAATGGGCTGACGGTTGTTCAACCTTAACACCGGAAAAACATATTGATTATATTGTTCCAATGATGGTAAAAGAAAAAATACGAACAATGAAACTGAAAAGTCTGGTCGAAAAACACAATTTACATGACGTAGACTTCGTTCAAATTGATACAGAGGGATACGATTTCAAGATTTTCATGCAGATGGACGGTGTTGTGAATCCGAGCCTCATAAAAGTCGAAATTGCTCACATTACATACACAAACGCCGTATACATGGAATATGTGATGAATCAAAAGGGCTACAAAACGTTCATCGATGGCTACGATTTAATCGCATACCGATTCTAACATAAATATGGCATGGCTTCCACACTTACTCAATTAGCTACCGAAAGAACTGCTCTGGATCAAGAATTCTTATCCAGACAGTCTTTCACATGGTTTCAGGGCAAAATAAAAGAATTAAAATCGCCTGTAAATCTGGCAAAAGAGATAGTGAACGATAAAAGCCGAAAAGGTAGGTTTGTAATGGGTGGTTTATACCACTTTTTTTACGATCCTTTAACGAAAGCTGAACTGCCTTACTATGATATGTTTCCGTTGGTGATACCGCTTCAGCCTATGAATGATGGTTTTTTAGGGCTGAATTTGCATTATTTGCCACCGAGATACAGAGCAGCATTCATGGATAAACTCATGAATTTTGCCATTTTAGACAAAGATGATGATCCTAAGAGACTTAGAGTTACATATGAAATATTGAATGCTACAAGAAATTACAGAGAATTCAAACCTTGCATCAAGCATTATTTGAAGTCACAAATTAAAACAAGGATAGTACCAATATATCCAAATGAGTGGGAAACTGCATTATTTTTACCGACAGCAATTTTCAAGGGTGCAACACCTCAGAAAATTTACAAAGAATCAATTAATAAAATAAAAAGTAGGGTATACTAATGGCTGGATCCATATCTCAATTTAAGTCAAGCTTTTCTACTGATGTAGCTAGACCTAATAGATTTGATGTAATTGTCCCTGTACCAATAGGATTGGTGCCATACATTGGGCTGGTTAGAAGATTGAATCTTCGATGTGAGGCGGCAGAATTGCCAGGTAGAACCATTGCTACAACGAACATGAAAATTTATGGTGTCGAAGAAAAATTTCCATACATGACTTCATATAGTGACATTTCTTTGACTTTCATTGTTGGTGATGACATGAGAGAAAAGAAGTTGTTTGATGCATGGTTGAACTGGATAAACCCCTCATATAGTTATGATATAAAATATAAGGCTGATTATACAGCAATTATTAGAATAAATCAATATGATGTTGCAAACAAAAACACATATTCCGTTGATTTGATGGATGCATTTCCCGTTGCAGTAAATCCTTTATCGTTAGATTGGCAATCCGATGGCTATCATAAACTTACTGTGACTTTTGCATATACCAATTGGAGAAACAATTCTCTTGAAAATCTCACGATGGAATTCTTAGAAAACCAGATTTATCAGAATATACCACCAATACTTCCAAGTAATTTAGGGCAGGATTCATTATCTGGTGTTGTACCTCCTGTTGAAACAATAACTACTGATGTGCAGGTGTCTTCTGTTGCAGAAAGACCTTATGCAGAAATTACTCCCCTATCTAGTGCTGTAGCTTTCCCTGTTCCTGAACGATGATTATAAAAATGGAGTTTAAAATATGGCTTTACCAAAAATTGATACACCAATTTATGATTTGACATTACCATTATCCAACAAACAAATTAGATTTAGACCATTTTTGGTGAAAGAACAAAAAAATCTTTTAATGGCCATGGAAGCCGACGATAAAGATTCTATTGAAAAAAATGTCAAACAGGTCTTAACGAATTGCACAATAACCGAAGGCATCAATATTGAAAAATTACCAGTGATTGATGTTGAATATTATTTTTTAAATCTTAGAGCTAGGTCTGTGGGTGAATTAATTGAAAATAGTTATAAATGCAATAATGAAGTAAATGGTGAAATATGTAATAATGTGATGAAAACTTCTTTAAATATTTTAGATATTAAAGTTGAGATGCCGGAAAACGACAAGAGTTTGATTCAATTGACGGATGATATTACAATCAAACTTAGATATCCAGAATATTCTGTATTGAAAAAAATAACTCAAATGGATAATGTTTCTGATGTTGCTTTTGAAATGATTGCTGAATGTGTAGAGTACATATATGATGGAGAACAATATTATTATGGTAATGAAGTCTCACAGAAAGAAATGGTTGAATTTATTGAAAATTTAAATCAACAGCAGTTTCAGAAAATCGAGGAGTTTTTTTCTGATATGCCTAAACTGGAAAAGAAAATAGAAATAAAGTGCTCGAAATGTTCATTTCAACATAACATTGATGTTCAAGGGCTCGAAAATTTTTTCGGCTAACCTTTTGTCATGACAATCTGAAAAATTATTATAGAACTAATTTTTCTTTGATGCAACACCATAAATATAGTCTTACGGAACTTGAGAATATGATACCGTGGGAGAGAGATGTTTACGTCGCAATGCTTATACAATATATTGAGGAAGAAAATTTAAAAATAAAACAAAGACAAAACGAAAGAAAATTTAAATAATGCCTCAGATAGCACATCTTCTTTCTCCAAAAGGAGCAATGAATCAACAAAAGGAAAAACCTGATGTTGAAAATTCACCTATATCCTCTTACGCCGGAAGTCTTAAAAATAAATTTAAACCTAAATCTGTTGAGCCTAAAGGGTCAAGTGTTTTTAGTCGAGTATTGGGAGCAATGGGTTTAGGTGAAAATAAAGCCAATCAAAAACTGAATGAAATTTATTCCCTACTTCAAAAAATTGAAGAAAAGAAGGAAAAAGATTATCAGTACAAACGCCTGAACGAAGAAATAGAAAAGGGTGAAGAAGAAAATAGACACAAAGAGATTGTGAATCTATTTGTCAGCGCGACTAAACAAGTAAAAAGAAAAACATTTTTTCGCAAAGCGATGGGTGGAGGATTACCTTCATCTTTATTATTGTTAGGTGGTACAATCGGTTTACTTACTTTTGGCAAAGATGCAATGGCGTCGGCTAAAGATAGTATGCAGACTGACTTGGTTGAATCTATTCAAAAACAATTCACAGAAGTTTTTAATAAAACAAAAAAAGAAGTTGATGACATAGATTACAAAAGAGAATATGAAAACATACGACAATACTTTGCAAAAGATTTCGAATCTATATCACAAGGTGACTTGGAACTAGGCACAGTAAAAGATTCTGATGTTAGAATGGAAACTACACCTTTTCCTCCTGAAGGAGAGAAGCCACCAGAACCACCAAAAGCGGAACAAATTCAACCTCCAGTTGATAAACGTCAGGCTGAGGTAACAGCATATCCATTAAGAGAAGCAATGGAATCAACTGCTGTTCCAATTACCAGAAGCAGCGCACCAATGACTGCTACACCAACTGCTCGCCGTGCTGCTTCGTTGACGGCTCAAGGTGAAGTCGGCAAAAGAGAAAAAAATCCTGTAACTCAAATTGTAGAAAATGACCCTTCACCTGGTTATAAATCTTATGGGATTTTTGGCATGAACTCCAAACGTTCTAGACCCAATAACCCATCTTCGATAGAAGATTTTATTACGAGATATCCAGAATTTGGTTTGAAAGGTCTGAAACCTGGCTCTAAAGAATTTGATGAGAGATGGAAAGCTTTAGGGCAAACAAATAATATAAATTTATTAAATGCGCAAATTCAATGGTATGAAAATACTATATTTAATCCGTTAAGAAATAGTTTATTGAAAGAATTACCAGAGAGATTGGCAAATGATGAGCGTGTATTGATTTACATGGCAGATAGAAGAGCACAATATGGATATGTTGCTGAAGAAGATGCTTTGAGATATGCTAGAAGCGCATCAACACCTGAAGAATTCATTCGAAAAATGTCTGAATTCGATAGAAATCCAGAAAACATCAAAAGAGCATTTGAAACTAAAATAGGCACAACTTCACCTGAACAAGTACCAGGCTTAATACAAGGGCTGATAAACCGTGTGAATCTAAGGGAACAAAAAGCATTAAATCCTGAAAATATAGGAACAATAGGTTCTACTCTGAGCCAGGGATCCTCAGAATTAAAGCTTTCTCGTTTATTCGATGGTATGAGTGTTTCAGATTCAGGAATGCAAGGTGTAATAAACAATGTAAATGTAATGGCTAGTAAAACAATAGTTAGAAGAATTAATACTTCTATCCACGATCATCCTATGGTGGCATAAAAAATGGACTATCAATCAGCAAAAGAAATACGAGGCAGAAGTTTAACATCTCTAATTACATCTAGAATGATGGCTGGGCGAGGTGTTGGATCTGCTATTTCAAAATCTGTTTCTTTGAAAATGAGAGCAAAGGTTACAGGTATCAAAGAAAAATTTGATCCAATGAACATTGCAAGATTCATGACAGGAGGCAGTAGGTTTGCCACTGCTGCTGTAGGTAGATTGACCGGTAGATCAACAAAAGATATTGAATATTTTGCTGGTTCAAAAAAGAAATATTCTAGAATGAATCGCCCAGTAAAAACAAGTGAAAAATTAAATGCTACATCAATTGGAACTCTGAGTGATATGCTTACCTTTTTTCAGTTGGTAGATAAACGAGATTCAAAGAGGAGAGAATTAGACCGTGCATTTGCCGAAGAAAAAGAGATGGAAGGTGAGAGAAGACATAAAAATTTTCTGTCTGTATTAAAGAATTTTATTGATAGTGTTTCAACTCAAACAAGGGCTATTCCAGAGAAAGAAGAAAAAAAAGATGGAATAATGTCGGGGTTATTACCTATACTATCATCAATGTTTGGTGCTTTCAAATCATTAATATCAACTTTGTCAAGTCTACTGACAACATTTATTTTACCTTTAATAAAATCACTAATTTCTTCGATAGTGAGTTCAATACTTTCAGGTGTAAGATTTTTAATTTCAAAGTTACTCAAAGGTGTTCTACAAGCATTGTCTTGGATAAGTAAACTGCGTTTTCTCCCTTTGTTTAGATTACTATTAAGAGCTGCTGGTCCTATAGCATTAGGTTATATGCTTTATGAATTAGTTAAACTTGCGGCTGAAAAAATACCCAATTATAAGTATTTAACTCCACAAGGAGCATTGGGTCTACTGAAAGGTGCTACATCTTTACGGGATTTTGCAGATAAAGGTGGGTATGAAGCAGTGGCAGAAATGGCTAAAGCAAAACCAAAAGCCATTGCAGCATTATATCGTTACTATGAAGATCCAGAAGATTTTGAAAATAAGTTCAAAATAAGGCAAATGGGTGGGCTTGATAATGTTAGAAAAATAGCCGAAGAACCAGATATTAATGAAGCTGAAATACCTTCTTTAGAAGAAATAATCAAAAGAACTTTGACAAGCATGAAGGATCCATACATTGATATGTCACAATTTAAAGGTGTTCAACGTACTCAATTTCTTGAAAAATATAGAGAAAGTGGAGTGAGAAGGGATTTGGATGAAGAGGATGTTTTACAGGAAGTTGATTTAAGAAAAGCAATCGATTATTACAAGAAAAACTATGATTATGAAGTGCCACAAATGGACTATGGTTCAGCTAGCCCAGAATCATTAACAACACTTGAAAATTCTATAGGTGCGTTTGCACCTCTTACTGATCTGGAAAAAGAAAATATGAGATTGCATGAGCAAGCCAGAATGGAATATGCCCGTTTAGTACAAACAAGAGCAAGCCCACCTATTGCAACGACAACTAGAACATTAAGCACAACTGATGAGCAATCTCAAGTAGCAGATACAAGAAATAGAGACAAAATATTTACAAACGCAATTAGAAGAAATCTGGCGCCATTATAAAAAAAGGGAGCTTTCGCTCCCTTTTACTTTAGTCTTCTTCAGCTAGTTTGCTGAAGTATGACAAATCATCCTCATCACTATCAACATCAACTGGTGCAGCCTTACGTGCTGGTGCTGCTTTAGCCTGCTCAACAGTTGTTTTAGGTTGTGGTGATTGCCCACTCAGCCCTAGAACTTTATCGAGTTTAGCTTTCAGTTCATCATAAGACTTGAAATTTTCTGGTGCGAGAAACTCTTTGAGTGAGTGTTCAGACTTCCAGATACTTTCGAGCCTATCATCATCAAAATCACCAAGAACAGAAGCAGACTCAAATTCCGATTTGTCATAGTTTTGATATCCTTCTACTTTACGGATTTTAAGTTTGAAGTTTGCACCTGACCACAGATCAAAAGGATTAACAGCCTTTTCATCTTCAAACTGAGGGTTCATTGCTTCATTAATCTTATCGAAGATTTTCTTTCCATACTTGTACAGAAATACTTTACCTTCGTTTTCCGGATTCTTTGGATCTTCTACGATGTAGACGTTAGAGATGTAAGAGAGGCGACGTTTCTGCTTACGGGCAATCTCTTTGTTTGCTTCGACACCAGAATTCCACAGTTGAGTATTATACTCTGAAACAGGATCTTTCTGCCCAAGAGTAGTCAAAGAGTTTTCGATGTACCAGCCACCGGGACCCTGAAAGCCATGATTGAAAACCTTGACCCAAGGAAGCGCATCATCACCATCAATAGCTGGCTGAGGTAGAAAACGAATAACAGCATAGCCATTACCTGCCTTATCTACTTCAGGTTTCCAGAAGTTATCTTCTTTTGATGGGGATTCTGCGGTGTTGAGTTGCTCGATTGCTTTTGCAAGCTTTTCGAGATTACCTGAGGAACGTTTGAGACTTGCGAAGTTTGACATGGTATTTTCCTTATATTAACGTTGTATTGCGATGTATAGCGATTTGTCCAAAATAACATTATATACGATTATTTAGTTCAAATCAATGTACTTCTTTAGTTCAGTGATGGTAGAGATGGCATCCGTATGAAGAATGCCAATACCACCTGCTGCATTCCATTGTTCGATAACAATTTCTGTGTCATCGATCAAAATAGAATTTGGGTTTGCATATTGCTGCTTTAGACTTTTACCTGGCACAAAAATTTTAGGCCATGTAATCTTAGCAACATTTGCCAGCCATTGCATCTTTTGCATGGCTACTTTGAAATTATCTTCAGGTGTTCGTGTTGACGAAAGAATGCATTTTTCCACCGGGAGAGAATCCAGATAAGACACTAGAACATCAAAATCTGGCATCTTATCAAGGGTTACAAAGTGCCCACCATCAACCATTAAATTAAAATTAGGAGTGAAACCTCTTTCAGTTTTATAGTCTGATGGCAATTTACCGGTGACTTCTTTAAACCTTTTAACAAAGTCTGCAATCACGCCGTCCATGTCAACATAAATTTTTGTTACGCTAACTGACATATTTTTCCCTTTAAAATATTTTTTAACTTAGGCTTATCGTAATTTAAAAACGGTTGGTACTTCTCACACTTCAATGCAAAATCTGGAAAAACAATGTCATCTGATATTTTTTTCAACCACATGGGTAGAAAGTTTAATATGTCGTTGAGTATGACAATTGTTTCTAACTTAATTTTGCTTTTGAGATATTCATTATACAGTAATGGGTACTGCCCGTCAACCACTTTTAGCATTTCTTCCGGCACTTCTACCAGATCAAAAAGATGATTAATGTCCTGTTCGAATATGTAAGAGATTGATTGTTGTGTTTTAAGCCAAGCTTTATAGTTGGTCTCTGCTTCACTATCAAGAAGATCACCTACCCATGTATTTGTACTGATCAAAAAATTAGAAACATAAAAGCCAAACAACTCTTCCCTTTTATATTTACGAGATAGTTTGTAATAGGTGAATTTATCTTTTCTCAATATAAATTGGTCTTTAGACACATTTGTTTTGCCGTTATATCTCACATAATCATATTTGCCCGAGAAATGTAGTTTTAAAGCATGATACATTGCATAGGCTTCAAATCCACCTGCTTCATTCATATTGGTAATTTGTTCACTTTCTTGATCATATTAAGTGTTTGCGCTTCATCAGAGATTTTGGATTTGACGAGAGGTGTCAATAGTGTTGCGGCAAGCTCAACGTCAAATCCTGTTTTCTCACAATGATAAACGATTGCATCAATATAGTTTAATCTTTTTTCGGCGACGATGCTTTCGATTAGTTCCGAAAAGATTCTTTGTTCTTCTCTTGTAGCCATTTTACTTGAACAGAATAAGAGCCATAAACACAGAATTCACCATAAAACCAACACCAACAGTCAGAACGACCACAGTGTCTTTGAGAATTGCTGCACGAATAAAAAAGGTGACCAATGCTGCCCATATAAACAAAACTAGATCAATTGGTGGCAGTTTATCGGTAACACCGGCCATTACAGCCAAAAACGTTGGAATCAATGAAGCAAGGAGTAGAACTAATCCAATCCAACCAATTGATTCTGCTGTGCTTGGTTTTAGTTTGTTATTCAGAAAATCTTTAAGATATTCTTTGAGGTTTGAAAAGCGTTCAAGCCAATCAACCTTTGTAGAAGATGTGTTTTCCAATTTTGGCAACTCTTTGTCTTTTCCATCCTGGGTTGATGTAGTCTGCATGATAGTATAATGTGTCCTCTTTGATAATGTCGAGTTTGAATCCTTCAAGTAATACCTTTTTAGCCACAGCCTCGGATTCTTTATAGGTTGCTGCATGAATAGGTCTCACTTTTGCTTTTGAATCACAGTACCAACTGAACTGACAGATTAAATTATTGTACACTAAATTTCTTTCGTATACAACTGCACAAATATCTTTTGGGAATTTGCCTGATTTAGTTCTGTTGATTGTTACTTGTGCTACTGCTACCTTTCCTTCAAAAGGTTCTGTTCCTGCTTCATAATATATGTTTTTCGCTAGACAGTCAAGTTCTTTTTCACGTTGAGCCATTGTCACATATGAAGGATGTTTACCTTCTTTTACTTCCTCAAACTTCTTATCTACGAGATGGTGAAAATGTTGTGTGAAAAAATAGCCGAGAATGCCTATGAAAACTAGTTTCATAAATTGCATTATGGATCTCCTTTGAATGGTGGGTTATTCTGTTACGAGGAAACCCACCGAAACCCTAGGCTGTGTTTAAGCAGCCAATGCGAAACGTTCTTCGTTTGCGTTTACTTTGATTTACTTTTAACGACTCTCTGTGTCGGATCGTCCATCTTCCTACTTATTGCCCTGTCGAAACCAAGTCAGGCCCATCAGAAGCATACTAGAACACAGTTTTCCCATTTCAGACTTTAGAGTGTCTTATCGGGCTAATATACTTCTGGTGGACCTGTCGGGGATCGAACCCGAGTCCAGAACACCTTTCAGTCAACTTCAAACGATCATTTTGTTATTTATATCATTTTAAGATGTTCGACCACTTTTTCAAAGTGCTTACCATTGAATCGGTGATTTCCTTCTTGGAAGATATAAACAGAAGTTTTTTCTTGATTTACTTTCTCAATAAAGTCAGTGTGGTCAATTACTTCATCATTACTTGCGAAAAAATATGTTGCTTTCTTAGGTATTACGATTTCTTCATATTGTTCTAGAATATGTTCTGGTACTCCATACTTTGCGAGGGAGGCCTTCGGATTGGCAGAAGGATTAATAACCACTGCTTCACAATCATATTCACTTGCAAGTTTAGAAGCCCACCAGCCGCCGAGAGAAGTGCCGACAAAAATAAGTTTCACATCCTGATTATACATTTCGACGAGAATATTGTCAATCTTATCTGTCAATTCTTTATATGCAACCCGTGGGTCAATGTGAATGGGGAATGCATAGGTGAAAAAAGATGATTCTTTACTCAACCTTGCAACTTTATCGGTATGCGGGCTTGAATTGTAACCGTGAAAATACACAACGACTTTTTTCATATACTCCTCACTTTGACATTATAATTATAACATAGAATTGGTTGCTTGGCAACCAGTGTTGTAAAAATACAACTATTCCTCTTTGGGGTGCCCCATACCAATTTTAATGTGTTCGTGCCCACCAATCTTACGTTTGTAGTGCCCTGTGTCTCCTACAGGCTCCAATTCTTTTCCCGTAAGCTTTTTCATCTTATGTACCGGTATCACTGGTGCACCCATTTTCTTTTGAATGTGTTCTGGAGCACCTGATACTTCACCCCATGCGCGTTTCTGTTCATGGTCTTCCAGCTTATTCTTTTTAAAGTCTTTCTTACCTTGTTCTGATCCATCTGTTGCAGATGCTATAGATTTTCTGCCATGTTGTTTTTTGTATAAATTAACAGAACTAATTTTACCATTTCTTTTGGTTGCTTTTATTAGAGAGTGCCCAATGTCATGATGTATTGCATCTGATTCCTCTTTAGAACCTGATTTATGCCCACTATAGCCACCAATATCTTTGTAAGATTTATGAATCATATCATGAATTTCTTTTCGATGAATTTCTCGAAAATGCTCATGTTTTGGATTAATACCAATTGACAACACTTTTTCGATGATAAATTCTTTAAAAGATTGCATAGAATATCCTTTTTATGGATATTTATTATTTTGTGTCATGGTAATATTTGATATAATCGAATAGAGTTTCAACATAATCAGAGGTTTTCTCTTCAAAAATTTGTGATACACCTTCATCAACCGACATTAATACCACAATTTGGTCGATAGGTGAACCAACAATTTCTTCATACATCAATGAATACGCGGTACATTGAGCAAAATAGTTCTGTATTTGTTCTTTTGTCTTATTTCTTTTAGATGTTTTAAAGTCGATGATAGAAAGTTTACCCTTCCATTCTGCAATACAATCTACACGCCCAGCAAGCCCAATCTTTTCGGACCAAAGGGTTTCTTCCATGTAGTGTATATTATTGATATGCTTTAGATCACGTGCAATCTTTCGAAACATATAAACACCATCAGGCATTTGATCATTCCAATCAATTGTTTCATTGAGTAAATATTTTTCAACCAGATTATGCATCTTTGTTCCGCGCCCAGCGGCTAATCGTGATACTCGATTTGCTTCTTCTTCACCAACTCTTTGCCGCCACTCCAAAATACCCTGCTTTTCTTTTGCACCAATAACAGTTGTCACTGACGGCAAAATTTTACCACCGGGAGTGGTATAGTATCTTTTACCATCAGGGTGTGTTTTTGATACAAGTTTAGGCAGTTCTTTTGGAGGGCAGTGTGTATACATTATAGTTTTAGTTTTTCTTTCACGGTTAAATAATTTTTCACAAAGCCACTTCGTACAATATCTTCTAATTGAAATCGAATATGTGAAGTGTTCTCTAATTTTTCTAGAATAGAAAGCGCATCATGAAAGCCTGATTTTTCTTTTTTAATGTTGAGATCGTTTTGATTGCAATCACCACACAAGAAGAATCTACAATTTTCACCAATACGAGTCAGAACAGAATCAATTTCATGAAATGTTGCAGATTGAAACTCATCAAAAACGATAATGCAATTTCTAAATGTGAGGCCACGCAAAAAACTTGTTGTTTGAAATTGAATGATCTCTTTGTTCAGAAGAAAGTGCCATGCATCTCCTCTTCCGATCAATTCATTCACAATGTTCATATACGGTTCTTGATATATCTTAGATTTTTCTTCTAGTGTACCAGGAACAAATCCAAGGTCTCTAGAAGGAACCGCTGAACGAATAATAATTATTCTATCATAATACGAATTAGATACAAGCAAATCTTTAAGCGAAAGATATAAAGCTAGAAATGATTTACCTGTGCCAGCTGAACCTGATAGTACAATATTATTTCCTTTTGCAAACTCCTCAAATGTTTTTCTCTGATTCTCAGTTAGGGCTTCTATTGTTCTCAAACCAAAATGCTGCGACTGTGCCTGTGCAGCGGCAGTTTTCTTTTTCCCTGTGGCCATTTATACTCCTCATGGTATTCACCATTCTCTTGGCATTTTTGTTTTATGAGATCGGGCTAAACTATTACCTGGCACTTTCTCTCTAATGCGCCCGATGATTTCGCGCTCAAATCTTGCGTCTGGCTGACCCATACCAGGAACAGACATACGCAAGCCATCACCAAAAACTGGAAGACTATCAACTGAATGATATGTTTCTAGGTGCGGATTCAATTGCTTGAATTCATCTAGAAGTTTCACACTAAAAGTGTATTCTTCTATTTCATTTGTTTCTTTATTGATAAATTGATAGGTAGGCATTTTCTTATAAATTAAAAACGATTGAGATTCGTGGTTCTTCGGAATTGTTTGGTTCAACTTCATGATACAACCATGCAGGCCACATAAGAAGTAAACCAGGATATGGTGCATAGTCATAATGTGACATTGCAAACCAATTATTTGGATCTTTTACATGAAAGAAATAATCAAAGAAGTCCCTAAAAGGCTGGTTAGGATAAAAACGAATCTTTGAAGAACCAGGTGGTGTTTGAAGATAGAAAATACCAGAGATAGTACACATTGTGTGTACATGTTTTGGATGATTGCTACCTTTATTGAAGGAGTTTAGAAAGAAATAAGGATTAAATTTAATTGGATTTGAATCATATCCTTGCACTTCTAGAAATTGTTTTCCTTTTTCTATGATGAAATTTGTGAAAGGGGTAAATTCAGGATTTTTAATCAGATCCAACCCGGTGCCGTGGGTTGTTTGCCCATTGTAATAGAAATTCGAATTCGAAGGTTGTGAATCAAAAAACTTTTTTACAATCGGGAGCATCGTATTTGCCCAATCAGTATGTTCTTCTCTTGCAACAACTGAAGGGAAAAAATTATCCAGAATCATTATTAATCACTTTCAACAGGTAGGAATATTTTAAGTTTTTCTTTTTTCTTATACACTGCTTCTTGTATATCTTCTTCAGAAATATTTATGTCTGTTTCTGTGACAAGAATATCAATCATAGCTAAAACGTCACCGATTTCAGTAATTAGTGCTTCTTTGTTTGTAACACCATTCCAAGAATTATCTAATCCGAAACGATAAATTTTAGATACTGCTTGAACAACTTCTGCACATTCCTCTTGTAGAATTGCCATCACTTTGTGTGTATCACGCATTGTTTACTCCATACCATTCGGGAACATTTCGATTTTTCCATGATGCGAGATGAGTTTTGTTTTTGTTGTAATAATTACGATATGATGCAAGAGAATCACCTGCAATTTTAACATCATCAGGCATTGCAGGTGTAGGACCAGTAAAGGGAATATCGGAGATGTTATTTGGCCAAATATACAGTGCATCACTCATGCGTTTTTCTACAGCATGAATTTTACCATAACGATGTGTGTATTCTTTGCAGAGATGATGCCACATTCTATTCAGCCAAAGATAATTTTGTTTGCTTACTCTGGTCCATACGGCTGAAGGATGATTGATATGAGAAGCCTTCATCATAATGGTTTCAAAAGGTTCTTCAAGGCGCCACCGTTTGATTGAACGCCCGTTAGCCGTTTTGTCGAGGTAAGGTGAGCCATCAAGCAAACGATGTGCGGTAGACATGAGTTGAGCATACTCAATAATCATTTTGACACAATGCTTATCGTTATGCATTTCAGCGCAGATTTTTGGATCATCATGTAGATAGAAGATATTCACGGTACAATATAGCCTTTCTCTTTCAAGTTTTCAACAGACATTTCAAAATAGGGATACAATACATGGTGCGCCACCGGGTCAATTTTGTCAACCATTTCTTGTATATTATCTGGCCATTTACCTTCCAATTCGTAACTTTTCCATTTATAGTTCCAAACTTCCCAAGACAGCCCTCTGAATTGATGGGAACGATCTTGTTCCTGATATCGATTTGGATCTGGTTCTGGGCGCTTTGCTAGATGCAAACTTGGATTCCATACTCTACCGTGTGCAAAGTCATTTATGGTGGACCTTTCTGGTAGATATTTGATCGCACGGAGAAAATAATCCCCCTCACCAAACCCATAGTGAAACCTTTCGTCCCACATTCCGATTTTCTTGACGGCTTCTGGTGTATAAGAACAAACCATATCACCTGCATCATCGGCATAAAAGTCGAAATCACGGTGAACTTCCAATAGCTGAAACAACCAATCAAAGTTCCATACCGTATCGTCTTGTGATGTTACCACAATATCGGCATCTGGATTGTTCAAGTCTTTGAAGCCATGAATCAATGCCATGTTCCACATACGCCCCAACATTGCAGTTGCAAAATCAGGCGTGCCTCGATTGTGAATCACATTTACATGAGATTCATATCTTGGATCTATGAAAAAGTTAGTATGGTTATTAAGAATATTGATATGTAAATCGATACCATCTAGTGACCTTTCAAAAATTTGAAAAAGAGTTTCTAGGTTTTTATTCAATGCAACTGAATCTTGCCACGTAACAATAAAAACTTTGATTTTCATTTTTCAGAAGGTTCAAAGCCTTTTGCGGAAATCCAATCCATCTGATTTGATTGATATTGATTTGGTTCAATATTTTCATGCTTTTCAATCATATCATTCAACTTCAGTTCTTCATCTTCTTTTACATGTTGAATTGTATCAATCCAACTAAAGCCGCATGCGCGAAGAAAATCTGTAAAGTCAACTAGAACGCTATCTAATGTCAAATCATCACGGTCAATTTTCATCTCAATTGAAATTGCAGAAATATCATCAGTGTGTTTGAAAATATAGGGCATGTTAAGCTCCAAAAGAAGGAATGTTAAGTTCAACACCAGCGTTTACATTCTGTGGCTTGATATTGCCATCAATTTTTTTCTTAGGGAAACGTTTTGCAATATCTTCAGGTGTTACTGTTTGAAGTACAAATTGAGAGAACATAGCATAATCGTCCGATACTGTCATTGTACGCGGTGAGCCTGATTCAAGGGTTGAAAAATAGAGAACGCACCCGCCGGCGACCAAAGGTGCAATTTCTAGAATTGTATCAAGATTGATGATTACTTTACAGTTTTTAGGTACGACTGAATTTACTTCAATAAATGTAGACATAATTACTCCATAAAAAAATAAACTACACAGATTATACATAACAAAAACGCCGCAGTCAAGAAAAAAATCTTTCTTTTGCGGCGTTTTTCTATTTCTCTCTGCAATCTTTCCAGTTCAAGAAAAAGTTCATAATATACCATAACAACACTCGAAAAAGGTTTAGTTAAACTTATTTAGTAATACCATCCTTTAGGATATTGTTTAGTACCTTTTTTGTATTCATGTATTGCTTCACCTAATTCTATTAGAAAATTCCAAACTTTTTTGATTGTGTTCATTTTGATCTCCATAAGGTTTGTTGGTATTCTTTCTGCAACCTTTCTACATCAGGAATCGATTGTGGTCTTTTGGATTCAATCCATTCCTGCATAGCCGAGCCGTATGTTGTTTCTGCTCTTTGAAGGAGTTTTCTTAAAAATTCTAGCATTATTTTGCCTTATATTTGAGTGACTGATCGGCAAAATAAGAAATCATATCGTTGTTTGTTTTAACGATTTGTTTTGTAAATTCCGTTTGAGCATCGACAAATGCATTCAATGATTTACGGACAGATTCATCAGTAACAAAGGTTGAAACGAAATATTTCTTGCCATTCTGTACGGTGTCAATAAGTTGGTCAACTGCGAACATGGGTTTCTCCTATAAATGTTGATACTATAGTATATAGGAAAAACAACCGCACTGCAACATTAGGATCGCTATGCAATATAATTTTTCTGTAAGTATACCTTAGCCGCAGCCACCGAGGTGAGTTTCTGCCCATCAATAAAGATAGACTTAGGAGAGTACACCAGGACCGTTCCATTCTTCATGGAGAGGCGGTAGAAGGTTTGCTCTTTCTTGTCCTTCTCCTTGCTTCGGAACGTGCCAAAATCGTCTACCAAGTCACCCCACATGAGGGTTTCACACAGTTCTTCACAGGCCAAGGAACGAAAGTAATTTGCATTCATAATAAAAAACCTCACAATCTATACCATATTATAGCACAGACGGTGAGGTTTGGCAAGTGTTGCTTTTATACAACAGCGTTAATAATATCTTTGAAGTTTTTCCATTCAGACTTGTTCATAAACAATTCTGTCTTTGATCGAATAGCATCAGGAAATTTTGGACCATGATATTCCACTTCTAGAATCATGTGTTTTAAGTCACCAATATCCTTCAGAGTTACAAAGTAACGATATTGTTGGTATTCATCCGAAAATTCAAATCTAATCATATAAATCCCACCTTTTGAGAAATAGGTTTAGTTGTATTTGTGTTCTGTTCAAAGAACACATCCGAAATTGTCCATTGCATTCTTTGATCCTTTAGTGTGACGCCTGCCTTTTTTGCAAGCTTTTCGGCTTCGTTTTGACTCAGTTCACGGAAAGAAATGATATCATAACAACGACCAGGGCGTACAAGGGCTGGATCAATATCACGAATTGATGGCAAATTGGTCGAGAAGATAAGTTTCTTGTTTCGTGTGGTAACCAAACCATCACCCACGTTTAGAAACTTATGCATCATCGTATTACCATCTTGCCGTGACTTCAGAAACATATCTGCATCTTCAAGAACCAGAATTGCTTTGTCACCCTCGATGAAACTTGCAAAGACAAAATCTTTTTCAAGAATGTTGGCATCATAAGACACCATAGCAGAAATATCACAGTGTCGAAGAAGCCCACGAATAAAGGTTGTCTTACCTGTTCCAGGCGGTCCAATCAGCAGCAGGATCGACGCAGAACTCATCATGAACTCATCATAGTATTGCGCGAGGGTACGCCCCTCCAAGAAGGGATACATCTCTTCCACGGGCATTCTGTCGTGCAATACAGGTACTTCAATAGAGTGCCCATCAGCACCATACACCCACTCGATACGATTGGTTACAACCTCAAATTCATTGGTCAGAAGGTTTCGATACTTTTGGTTGAATGACTTTGAGCCGACCAGTTCAATTGAAATGTGTGTCGAATGAATATTGTATTCCAAAAAGGAACGGTCTTCAACATCAAAAAGAAAACCACGGTGTGATGCAAGTTGCATCTGTTTCAGATTTGAAAAATTATTATTGATATATTCTTTCCAAATATTGAACTGAACATAGATGCCGAATGT